CAAGAAAGATAATAAGTACCATACCGAGCTGAAGAACACAAAGGATGCAGTAGCTCAGCTTTTAGGAATCAAGTTTGATGTTCCAGACCTAGATGACGATCGTGAGTAGTATAGACATTAACAAGGATATGCCTGTATGGTGGACTCAACAAGAGATAGATAAGACAAGGGACCTAATAGAACAAATGCGTCTTATTGTTTACAGAATAGATGTAGCATTAGATAACAAGAGAGATAGTACCAATGAAGCTTCCGATAGAGACACAAATAAAGCTCAAGAAGTTTAAGCCACGTCATTATCAATGGCCTATAATAGATGCTATTGAGAAGGATGGATATAAGCGTGTACTCGCTATTCTTCCACGTAGGTGCCTTTCAGGGCTTACACACATAACTATGGCCGATGGCTCGTGGAAATTTCTGCGTGATATAAAGCGTGGAGATAATATACTTTCTTGGAATGGAGAGTCATTTGTTCAAGATACGGTAGCTAAGAAATGGAGTACCGGAGCTAAGGATACGTATGTTATTCGTAGTGGAGCATACTTACCTATTGTAGCATCTGAAAATCATGAGTTTGCTCATACCAGTAGTGCGAGTAAATATGTTAAATGGAATGAGCTAGAGGATATAGGGAAAAATAGATCACTTTTACAGTATGCTGGTAGAAAATGTCACGATAGTTCAATTGATACAGAGTATGATCATGAAATAGCCGAGTTTTGGGGGTATATGCTCGCTGACGGGTATGTATCAGGACATCAGCAGCCTAAATTCACTAATACCAATTCACATATTCTTAGAAGGGTAGAGCTGTTAGCGCGTAAATACTTTAGAGTGCAGTCTATTTGGCGTAAAAAAGGTAACGCTTTCGATATTGGCTTTACCAATGGAACTAGAGGAGGTGGCAAAAGTATTAATGAAGTAAAGGAGCTTTTTCGTAACGAGAAGTTAGATGTTTCTAAGTCAAAACAGAGGCTACCAAAGTGTGTATGGAAGTGGTCATACGATAGTATTATTGCCTTCTTTAGCGGGTTGATTTCGGCTGATGGAAATATTTACTGTAACGAAAAAGGATTTACTGCCAAGACGAGTGATCACAAAGTACCAAGATCAGTCGAAATCACATTAAGCTGCGGAGTAAGTTACGATTACGCGTGGGATATTTATTGGTTGTTGCGTAAAATAGGAATAGTTCCTCATTCTCCTTACTTAGAACGCGGGTCAAATTGGAAAGTAAAAATTGGTAAGTCTTCCGCCATAAAAAAGATTTTATCTCAGCGTATTTATGGAAAAGAAGAAGCTCAAGAAAAGGCTCTATCTATCGTAAATCAATACACAAAAGAAACAACGGTGTTTAGAGGATGCTATAGGTCCAGATTCAAGAAAACAACAGGTGAAATTGAGGTACTCTATGATATTGAAACAGCAAAGCATCATAACTTTGTTGCCAATGGCTATGTAGTACACAACTCTGGCAAAGATATTACAGCTTTTAATGTAGCTATTCGGCAGTGCTTGCGTAAGGTCTGTGTAGTCTATTACGTATTCCCAACATTTTCTCAAGCTAAGCGTGTTATTTGGGACTCTATAACAAACGATGGCAAACGTATTATAGATTATATACCTAAAGAACTTATCGCATCTCAGAACTCTCAGGAGATGAAGATACGTTTTGTTAATGGATCTCTACTACAACTAGTAGGCTCAGATAATTATGACGCTTTAATGGGAACTAACCCTTATGGGGTTATATTCTCAGAGTATTCTCTGCAGGATCCGACGGCTTATAGTTATATACGCCCTATTTTAGCTGCAAATGATGGTTGGGCTTTGTTTATATCTACGCCGCGCGGTCGCTCGAATCACCTATATGCACTTTATGAGATAGCACGTGAGTCAGAGAACTGGAAATGCATCAGATTAACCCTTGATGATACTCGTCATATTAGTGACGAGGCTATGGAGCAAGAACGTGCTGAGCTTTCAGAGGACCTCATACAACAAGAATTCTACTGCAGCTTTGATTCTGGTATCGAAGGAGCCTATTACACTAAGTATCTTGATAAGATGCGTCTTGAGACTCGTATTGGTGATGTTGCTTGGGAAGCTGGGTTCCCAGTTCATACCGCATGGGATTTGGGTGTGCGTGACAGTACAACTATTATCTTCTTCCAGAACATTGGTTCTTCTATACGTATCATAGACTGCTATGAGAACTCTAAGGTAGGTCTTGAGCATTACACTAAGGTGATACAAAACAAGCCGTATACGTACGGAAAGCATATAGCTCCACACGATATAAAGGTAAAGGAATTTGGTACAGGTATGACAAGGCTAGAGAAAGCTCGTCAGCTAGGTATTAGGTTCATTGTGGCTCCTAGTGTTTCAGTTATAGATGGTATTGAATCAGTAAGATCTATGCTCAACAAGGTATGGATAGATAGTGTTAGGTGTGTAAACTTGGTGAAGGCGCTTGATAACTATAGGCAAGAGTATGATGCTCGCAATAAGATCTATAAGCCAAGACCTCTCCATGATCAACATTCTCATTGGGCAGATTCTATGAGATATCTAGCTATTACATTACCCAAGACTAAAGATAATAACTCTACTAAAGAAGAGTTGGATGCAAGATACTATAGAGCTATGTATGGTGCTGATGCAGGGTTGCCAGCTCCTTTTAGAAAACAACACTAAGGGAAGATATGAATACGTATAAAGTAACTATAACAATGCATAATGATGACGTTTATGAACTCTTAGATTATGGAGACTCTCCACGCACACCGGAGCCTAATCGGTTCGGTTTTATACCGGTTCCTATGGATGGCAAGAGCATGGTGTTTCTTGGGTCTGGACAGGTTAGAGATATCAAGATAGACAAGATACCTAACACGTAAACTTGAGTCTTGTGATGTAGATTTTTTAGCAGTAGAGAGTAAAAAAAACTAAATAACTGGAGATAGAATGAGCTACTTATTAGGAATACTGTTGATGATACATACTTCTGCTCTTGGCTTTTTGTACTCTTATGCATTTGCATTGTACATTAAAAAGATATCTAAAACTATAAACTACAAGGATTTATAATGGAAAAAAGACCAAATACATGGCAAGGAATATTGGATAAAGTAAAAGATATTCTCCACGGATCAAACTTTGATCATACAGATTACTACGGGGAATCATTACAATATATGTTATCGATGGCCCGTATGGATTATTCACATATAGGTAAACTCGAGGAGAAAGTTACATCACTTGAGTGTGAAATGAAACGCTTAAGGGGGGTTGAATTTCCAGACCAATCAAACATCGATAAAGAAATACTAAAGTTAGAATATGGGGTTGGTGCTGCAACGCGTGAGGTATTCGACGTTGAAATGGATCAAAGAGATTCAATAGATAATGATAAAACGATAGAATCTCTCCGGGATTTAATTGAATCTCAAACTTATTATATAGATAAACTTAAATCTAAAATTTCATTACTAGATGCTGATTATATAGCCAAACTTAAAGCTAAGCTTTTATTGCTAGAGAAGGATTTATAATGAACAATTGGATAGCTACTACACTACTATCACTTAGCTTGATGGTGCCACAGAATTCTACTGCTAGTGATCAAGTTGTTGAGTCTAAGGAATACCATACAATCATTAAACTCACCGACTGTAATCCATGCTTTATTGGCAATCCAGAGCATATACAGAACTATATCAAGTCATTCTACCTTATGGCTCGAATGATCAACGATAGAAAGATAACGATAGTTGATTTTGGTGATCAAGCTAAATGTGAAGAGGAAGAAGGTATTCATGTAATCCAGTTTGGGGATAACTATAGTATCTATGCTCACTTTTCTCCTAAGTTTGGCACTGCTAGGATCGATATACTCTCGTATGACTTCTTTTGTGGGCCAACTATAGCAGTTTTCGCAGCTATGTTCTTTAATGGAACTTTGGAAGATATAGACTTAGAGTCTCGCAAGGTATCATCCTTGAGTAATTACCGTGAAGATATCCCACTGTTTGAGGATCAATAGCCGTCACATAGCATATAAATGACTGCCCGGCTCTTTTTAGAACCAACTTGCTGCTACAGAGATGGGGGGTAACTACCGAACTATATGTGGGGTAACTACCAACCATTTACCCCAGAATCCCAACCATTTACCCCAGAATCCCAACCATTTACCCCAGAAGTTTTGGTACATTTTTATTTGTTACTAATTCTTAGGGCGTTCTTTTATCTTGTCACCCCACTGAGAGAGGACTGCTTTAAGTACATCTTCAAGAAACTTATTAAACTTGAGGCCTGGTTGCCAGTAAACTAGGTCTCTTGTTTTTTCTAATACTTTTTCATCTATCCTTGCAGAGAATTGCTTCTTCTTCATACTATTATTTTCGTTTTAATGAGACTTATATATGATACCAATGCTACCTATGGTAAAGATATAGAAGTAATTTAGCAATAATACTTGCATCTATTCCGTACACATTCTAGAATTAATTTATTTCTGAGATACCAACAAAAGGAACAGTGAATGGCGTCAATTCCTGAGCTTTACTCACCATATTATGAACCTGATGGATATGAAATCGGTCAACAGATGGATAACTTCTATCAAGAGACAATAACCACTAACCAGTCTCAATGGGCTGAAGCTGACATAGATACTCGGTTTGAGGTCGGAGATCAGTCAGTATGGGCAGAGCTTTATGGTGCCCAAGCTGGTGCACGAAATAAGCAGTTTCAGTTTAATAGAATAAAAAGAATCATTAACAATATAGATGGTTTTCAACGGCGTCATCGTAAATCTATTACGGTAACACCGGTAGAGAATGGTGATCAAGATACGGCAGATCAGTTTACTAAGGTTATCATGTGGTCTGTTCGACGTGAGCAGATGCTTGAAACTATATCTGATTCGTTTAGACATGGAACTCTAATCACAGGTATGAATTTACTTCACTTGTGGATGGATTACCGTGAAGATCCAGTTTCAGGTAACATGAAGCTTGATAATGCAGCTAATAACTCATTCATTATTGATCCATACTTCCGCAAGGCTGATCTATCAGATTGTAATGGTATATGGAAAAGAACCTATGTAACTCGAGCAGAAGCAGTTTCTCTTTTACCTGAGATGAAAAAAGAAGTAGATTCACTCTCTTCTTATGATGCTCGTGATGGTAAATTCCAGTTCATGCCAGAGAACTATGCTTATGATAAGAAAAAATTACTAGCGTATGATGAGTACTACTATCGTACCTATAGGCAGCAGAAGCTTCTTGTAGATGTACAGACTGGTGAAGCAATGGAATGGAAGAGCGACGATAAGGATGCATTACGTCAGTTTATGACTATGTATCCCCAAATACAGATGATTGATCAAGA